AAGATAAAAAGCAACCCGGTCCTGGTGTAACAAAAACACCAGCCGGAACATTTGTTGATCTTGGTGATATTGAAAGTGTATTTGGCAGCATCATGGATGTTCTTGGTGCTGGTCAAGCTGAAACGTTCAATGAACTAGAAGGTCAGTACAACTTAGATGAACAGTTCCTTGAAAATCAATCCAATGAGCGTCTTGGTCAATTCAATCTCCAAGGTGTTCAAGCACAAGCAGAAGCAACAAAGTATGCAGCTGAACAGTCTGCTGGCGCTACCAGGTTTGCAGCAACTGAGTCTGCTCGTGGTCAGATTGAAACCCAACGAGTTGCATCTGAAAGCGCAGAGCGTCAGATTGGTTTGACTGGTGCGCAAGAACGTTTAACCACCGTTACTCGCGGTGAACAGGAACGTTTAGGGATTGCTACCACTGGTGAACAGGAACGTTTAACCACTGCTACTCGTGGAGAACAAGAACGTCTAGGGATTGCCGCTACTGGTGAGCAAGAACGTTCGACACAGCGCGAACGTTTTATTGGTGAAACTGGATTAGAACAGACCCGTGGAACAGAGGAACGTGAAACCATTGGTCGCCAAGCTCGTGAACAACGGGAAACTGAATTGCAACAGGAACTCTATCGTCGCTTTAGAGAGGAGAAGGACTATGCTCAATCTCGTGCTGCATTCCGTGCATGATTGATTGGTTAGAAACCTTAAGTCCTAACGAGAAAGAAGCGTTCCTTACATTCTGTAAAAAGCATAGCTCTCCTATTCAGATGTACCTGTATGCCCGCTTCCTTGGGTATGCAGGTAGCATTGTGGAATGTGATGAGTGGCAGCAATCTACATTTAAGAAAAGAAATCTCCAACAAATTCTGGAGATTGAGATTGACAATATGAGAGAAGACGTAGAAAAACTACGTCAAGCCATTGATCTTGGTATGGTCAAGCAGGACAATGGCACCGCTCGTATTGCTATGCTCCAGAAAGAACTACGTGGTGCCATCAAACAGATTCAAGATGAACGCTATGTAGGAGATAAACAGGGTTTAATTCTTGCTGGTGCTGATCGAGCTTTGCGTGAAATCGTCTTAATCTTTAGGGACGATCCAATTGAAGGCCCACTCCAAGATGCTGTGATGGCAGTGTGGACAAAAATTCTGTCGGAAGAATCTTGAGTGTAGGGAGTTAGGGTAAGGGGATGGCAAACACATCTCTTTACGCTGTTTACAGGCGGACTGCCCGTGCCGGTGCAAAGCAACAGGTCGTCAAGAAAACCAGCAATATTGACATTGAGCGGGCACGTGTTGATTTCTCGTACTTCTGTGATGTAGTTGGTGAGAAACCACCTGCAACGCACATGCGTTTGTGGCATGAACACCTGTGCACTGGCAACAACTCTGAATGCCTGATGGGCATTGCTGGTCCTAACGTAGACATCCTGGCACCACGCGGTTCAGCAAAGAGCACGGTGCTTGGTTTGTTTACTGCTTGGTCCATTGGGGTCCATGCTCTTCATAAGAAACCACTCAAGATTCTTTATATCTCTTATACGGTTGATGTTGCACGTCCTAAAAGTGCAGCCATCAAACGCATCATTGAAGAGAATAAACACTACAAAGAAATCTTCCCAATGGTTAAGATTGCCAAAGGGATTAACTCTAACGAATACTGGAGTATTGATTGGAAGTTTGCAGGGATCAGGTCTACCGGTGAAGAAGAATTTACTGTTTGTTGTGCAGGTTTGAAAGGTGCTGTGACCTCTAAACGTTCGCACCTTTGTATTATTGATGACGCTATCAAATCGGCAGACGATATTAAGAACAGGGATATTCGTGCTGCTATGGAGGATAACTGGAACTCAGTTATCGTTCCTACCATGTTTGAAGGTGCGCGTGCAATCTGCTTAGGTACACGATTCCGCCATGACGATATTCATAACAGTACCTTTACTCCAGCTAATGACTGGGTACAAATTGTTCAATCAGCAATCACAGTTGATGAGAATGGTGATGAAAAGTCCTACTGGCCTGAGATGTGGTCACTGGAATACCTGCAGGACCGAAAGCGCCAGGCACCAATCAGCTTTAGTTTCCAGTATCAGAACCAGATTGTTCAAACCAGCGAGCTTTCCATCTCACCTGATTTGCTTGTTAAAAGTAAGATCCCAACTGAGTTTGACACTCTAGGTGTTGGCGTTGATCTTTCTGCAGGTGTGCGCGAACGTAATGACTATAGTGTGTTTGTACTAGGAGGCAGGGTTGGGGACAAGATCTACATCATTGATACCAAGCGGCTTCGGTTGATGGGCAACCTGGAGAAGCTAGAGGCCATGATGGAAATGATGTATGAATGGGGAATTGTTTATAAAGATGGTGACAAATATTTCCCCACTGGATCCAATGTAGATATCTGGTCAGAAGCTGTGGCATACCAAGCATCCCTAGAGGCTGATTTCAAACGCATTTGCCAAGCAGAACATGGTCTTTACAACTTGATCTGGCATCCAGTCAAAGGATTCCGTGGCGACAAACTTGCACGGTTTAGGGGCATTATGGGTCTATTTGAGCAACGCAAGATTTTCTTCAACAAGTTCCGCAAGTTCCAAGCACTCCATGATGAGATCGTTAACTTTGGCGTCAGTTCCCATGACGATTGTGTTGACGCCATGGTTTGGCTGTGCAATGGCCTGATGACACGCGGTAAGTTGGAGTTGGAATATTAAGGTTAGAGTATTGTCGGAATTAGACTGATACTACGTCCAAATGAGCACCGGTTACTTTGTTGTTGAACTTGAGCAAGATGCTTACGGTTCAGCTATCATTCCTTTACCTGATGAGCTATGTCACGACATGGCGCTTCAACCAGGGACTGAGTTTGACATTGAGGTAGAGGATGACGTAATTACCTTACGGCGCCTACAAACTGGTTACGAGATCGAAGACAACTAATTAATTTTTTCCCACTATGAGCACCCAGAGCCAATCCGTTTTAGAAGGAATGCTCAAAGCTGTTGTGAACCGTGAGTCCACGGGCACAGCAGATACGATGCTCATCAATGCCCACCTTTCCCAAATGAAGATGTTTGGGATTCGACAGGGCGTCGAGTTTTATCCCAATCAAGATAACTTTGGAACGCAACGTTTTGATTTTATCCAACAAGTTATCAAGTTCAATCGTTTAGATGCACGATTAGACTCTATTTGGGATCGGTTCTTATCTTACGGTAAAGGGCTGTTTTATATCAGGCCAACAAAGAAAACATATCGTTTGTATTGGTTTGATAAAGATGCTTATCGCACTTACTACTCTCCAGATGGTGATCTAGAAGAAGTCATCATTATTTATGCTTACAAGGTTAAATCCAGTCGTGGTTTTGGCGGTGTTGGCCTTGTTACTGATAAGCGTTATGTGCGGCTCCGTATCACGCCAAGTGAAATTCACGAACTCCACAGTGAACAAGAACTGTCGTTTGATTCCCTGGAGGCAACACTTAATTTCAATGATAACAAGGTACTTGAGAACACACTAGGTTTTATTCCTTGCGTAGAAGTTCTCAACAACCCTGATGCTTTTGGTACTGATGGTAGCGGTGAATTTGAATGGTTAGCTAATCAGATCATTGCCCACGATGAGATGGTAAAGAACATCAGGGCAAACCTATCGTTCTTTGGCAACCCCACCCTGCTCTCCTCTCGTCCAAAACACGACATTGTTGAAACAGCACGTGATGGTGCAGTTCAACGTCCTAGCATTGCAAGCCAATCTGGTTTCCAATCTGAGTTTTCACTATCCAGTTCCACCTTTAAGCAAGATCCGACAGAGCGCCAACAAGCTGGCTATATCGGATTACCTGGCGGCGGGCTGCGTGTGCCACGGGTGATTGCCAACCTGGAGCCGACAGATCGCGTTGGTTTTATTACACCGAACGCCATCAGCACAGACCAGTCCCGCTATGTGGATCAGCTGCGTTCCGAGATTCGCCTGGCGCTTGGCGGTATTGATGACCTTTCAATTACCAACGTAACAGCGACTGAAATCAAATCTGCCTATGGCCGTGTTAGTGCCACAGCCAAGAAGAAGTGCCTGCAGCTTTATACCTATGGTATTTGCCGGTGCTTTGAACTAATGATCTACCAGGAAGAACAACTCTTCCGTAAATCATTAGCAGTTGCATCTGGGTTAACATATCCGATATTGCCTGAGAATGCCGATGAAGAAGCATTAGAAAAGCACCGCAAAGCAAAAGAAAAGTATGAGAAAGGTTTGGACAAAGCTTTAGATAAAGCTTTTGAAACCAAAGAGATTCCTGATGGTGTTATTGGTCTTGCTCCAGATGGAGACCGTACAGTGCTTTGGCGCTGGATGGGTCCTGTCTATGAAGACACACCTCAGGACAAAGTTAATCAATCTATCTTTACTCGTAACCTACAAGAATTGGGTGTTGATAGTATTGAGGCACTTAAGTACTTGTTCCCCTCCAAGACGGATGACGAGGTTGCAGAAATGCTCTCTGGTTATCCCTTCCGGATGGTTGGCCAAGTGCAACGAGCGTATGCGTCGTTCCTTGATCTCATTAATCAAGAGATGCGTACACCTCACCCCCAGCGCCCAGATCTCCCCCTGGCAGCTGATCCGCGTCTTGATTTGACGCCATTCCTTTACAGAACACTCGAAAGTCTCCAGAAAGAGGTAACTTATGCAGGCCGATACCGCAGCGCCGATCCAATCGGTACCCCAACAGTATTCGACCCCGCCGAGCAGCTACGCGGCGCCGGTGGCACAACAGACGGCAGCGCAGGCACCGGTGGCAACAACCAGCCAGTGGGTGGCGCCTTACCAGCCGGCCCAGGCACCAGCGCCCCAGATGCAGGCGCAGATCTCGGCGGCACCTTACGCCCCTATCCAGTCGTACCAGCCGTCCCAACCTTCAGCGGAGAACCCGTACAAGGAAGCGTTCAATCGGGTGGTGTCACTCCTGAGTTCACCAGTTCAATTCCCGTTCCAGGGTCAACAGTCCGGACCGACACCAGGAATCGACCCGGCCAGCTTCAGTTCCCAACAGACCGGAACATTCAGCAGCAATTCGGCAGCCCCGATCTATCCGTCCAGCCAGGGTTACTCGCCCAACTATTCCCAAACATCGCAGGAAATAACAACGCAACAACTCCTGGCAAACGGAGTAAGTCCTCAAAGTCTTGAGGTTATTGATCACTTTGGTGCTGATGCCCCTGCTGTCCTCAATGAATATGCCTGCACTGTTGAAGATGCGCTGATTGCTCGCTATGAGCAACTGACAGAAGCTGTTCAACTGCTGGAAGAACTGGCTCAGGAACACCAGGCTTACGAAAAGATCCTTACCGATCCTGACGTATTAGCTGATTACACCTGTGAGTTCTTCGGTGAGAATGGTCCTTATCCAGTACAGGATGAGCAGCCTGCCTATGGTTATCCAGAACAGCAAGCTTATCCGGAACAGGAATACTACAGTCCTTCCCTGGAGCGGGCCAGTATGCCAGTTCCTCCGAGCCCTCAGCTCGACATGGATTCGCAGAACTTCTGGGATAATTTTGGCAACGTTGCTGAACGTGATCCTGCCAATGCCTGGCGTTATCTGTCGCAAGCACAACGCAACCCCGGTGTGTTCCGCCAGAAACTCCTGGTGATGGAATGATCTTTAAAAACAATTGAGTTTAGAATAAGGGGTAGTGATTACTGCCCCTTTTTTATTGTAAAGATATGGGAATGCTTCCAGAATCTGCACGTACTGCAGCTGCCTATTTAGGTGGTGGTATTGCACGTGGTATTGAACAAAAAGGTGCTCAAGTTGCAAAAGCAGGAATGCAAGCTGCTGAATCAGCTGGTAGCGGTATTGGACAGAAGGTAGGGAATTTTCTTCAGAATATGGGCAGCCAAGCCCAACAGTTTGGTGCTTCTGTGGGAACAAAAGGTGCAATTAAAAAACGTGATGTAGGTCTTGCTGCTGCTGGTGCTGCTATGACCGGCGCGTTTGTTGGTGGCATGGGTGCTAATGCAGGTATTAATGCATTGATGGGATATCAATCAACTAACTTACGTGCTCGCCCACCAGCAGAACCTGGTGTTATGGGTGGCAACGTAATGCCCTCTGATTTGCAAACAAGTTACATTGCATTAAATCAACCAGGTTCTCCACTTGGTATGCAACAAATGCGGATGTCGTTTGATGTTAAAACTGCACAAGAGCGTCAACGTTTACTGCGTGCTGCTATGGGACCAGAAGCAATGTATTACAACGGCACTGAAGGTGAGTCCTGATGTCTAAAGCTGATAAAGCAAAACAACAACTAAAAGCATATACAGAGCAGTTGATTCCAGAAATCCGCTCTGAGATGGCAACGCTACAGCCTATGGACTACAACCCATATGAACGGATTGGTCCATTGCCTCCTAACAGTTACAACTATTGGAACCGCTCTGCTGGGTACCAAGATGTTGAACCGTACTTTGATCCCGAGTGAACCAATCTGCTAAAACTGCATTGCAAGGTGGTATTGCACTAGCTGGTATGGCTGGTGCACGTGCTTTGCAACGTGGTGCCGTTAAACAATATCAACAGCGTGGGATGCAAGAAACTGGTACTGCTTTTGAGCAGCCAGCTCTTAATCAAATTGTTGAACAATACACAAAGCAAACAGGATTAGATCCAGAAGTTACTGCAAACTTCCAACCATCTGGCGTTAGTTATTCTCGGATTGGACAAAACTCCATCTCTTTAAATGTAGATAAAGCAAGCAAGTTTACACTTGGCCATGAGTTAGGTCACCAGTCCATTGAAGCAGGCGGTGGAATTCCTCAGTGGATTCAACGTCATACCTATGGTGGAGTTAATCCTAACGTGATGGGACTAGCAACTATTGGTGTTAGTGCTGCAGTTCCCTCTGCTCGTCGTGCTGCTTCTCTTGCTTTGGGGATGAATTATCTGAATAACAGCGGACGCATCATCTCTGAAATTGAAGCCACTCGCCGTGGAACTAACCTTGTTAACCAAGCTGGTTATCCTGTTTCTGCTGCCCCTGGCGCATTCCAAGCTGCAGGTTATGTAATAGCTCCAGCAGCTGCAGCACTTGGTGGCCTTGGTGCAGGTAGGTTTTTACGTTCTTTTGTCCAGCAAATGAGGCAAAATTAATAAACCCAATAAGTAAGTATTGCTATAATTTTATTAATGGGGCGGAAGTTCCCAGATTTACCGTGGCTCTTTGTCACAAGTCAGGGATCTTCTTGATCTCCGGTGTCAGCTAAAACTACGCTGAATAACCAACATGTTTATTGATAACGACTTTCCCAAGCTGTTGGGCGCGGAGCTGTACCGTCCCCACCCAGCTTATATCGTGGAAATGGCTTGCGAGCCTGTAGTTGTCCACGACTTCACCAAACAGCCGGGTCAAACCGTTCAGCTCGACCGCTATCGTTTCTGGGGCAACCCCGGCACGAAGACCAACCGTGAGCGTACCCAGGATCAAACCATTGGTACTGCTAACAGCCGGTCGATTGTGAAGGATAAGGTCCTGGTGTCTCTTCGTGAGTACACCGGTCCTGCTGACCCGAACAACGCCAACCTTCCGAGCACCTTCAAGATTGCTCGTGAGACTCTGATGACCGCTCAGCGTCTGCTGCTGGACACCGGGAACCTCAACATGTTCCACCAGTCCATCGGTTCGCTGACCCTGCTGGATGACTATCGCCGCTGGCGCGACCGCGTGTTTCTCGACGAACTGTTCAAGTCCGAGTCCCGTGGTCAGTCCTCTGACACCCAGGGTGGTTACTACTATCCTAACAACAAAGCGAAGACCGGCGCCACCACGCTGACTGCTTATACTGCTACTGAGTATGCCTCTGAGCGTTATAAGTTCAACGTGAAGACCGACCTGCTTGAAGTGGTGAAGAGCCTCCGCAAGCGTAACGTCCCCGTCTTTGCTGATGGCTACTACCGCTGTATTGCTGATCCCTCCTTCATGAAGGATCTGCGTGCTGATCAGGGCTTCCGTGAAGTGGCTCGTTACCCCGGCTTTGCTGCTGGTAACCCGCTGATGAGCGGCATGAACCCCAACGCTGCTATCTATGGCGGTGGTCAGTACGGCCAAGCTCAGTTTGTGGGCGGCGAACCCACCATGCCTTCTGGCTTCGTGTTTGAAGGTGTGCGTTTCTTCGAATCCACCAACTTCCCCTCCAAGACCATCACCGTTGACATTGGCGACGGCGCTGGTGCTGTTTCTCACGACACTCCTCCTGCACTGTTCTTCGGTCCTCAGGCCGTGGGTGTGGGCATTGGCGGTCCTAACGCTCAGGTTCTTATCAACAATAACGACGATTTCAGCCGCTTTATTATTTTAATTTGGCAGCTGTACGCCGGTTTTGCTAACCTGAACAAGGACTTTGTGACCACTGCGTTCACCATCGTTTGAGGAAGGAGGTAATTAACAATGGCTACTTACAAGTCTAACGCTGGCGCTATTCTCCAGCCCGGTAACCAAATCAACCGCCTTTCCTCCTACAACACCGAAGGTGTGTATGGCTGGCCTGGTGTTGAAGCTTTCGAGCTGATTGGCTACGTCAAAATCGATAACCTCGCTGCTGACAAAGCTAACTTCAAGAGCTTTGACATTACTGTTCCCTCCCCTGATCGTCGTCCTGATGACCGGGTGCGTGACAACCGTACTTCCCTGGTGGTGAGTGCTAGCTCTGCCCGTCCTGCTTACATCTATGGCGCTTCTATCGCCATTGCTCAGGACATCCCCGCTGGCGGTCTGGCTGGTTTCCCTGCTGCTCCTGTCACTGCTGACATTGGTGGCACCTCCACTGAAGGTCTGCTGCTCGGCCCTAACAATGCTGGCGCTCCCTTTGGTGTGCCTTCGACTCAAGCCAACGGTCTTGCTGCTGCTAGCTCTATCGTGAGCGCTACCAGCTCGCTGTTTGCTCAGGGTCTGAGCGACACCACTGTTGCTGACCTGCCCTTCACCACCAGCGTGACCACTGCTGGCATCGTGGCGGCTGACTTTGCCAACTCGATGTTCTACCGCGTCACCGCTGACACCACCTTCAAGGTGTTCAACGTGAACGGCGTGACCTCCACCACCGTGGATGGTGACGGTGTGTTCATCAGCTCGACCGATAAGGATGCTGGCAAAGCTGGCTACATTATCTGCCGCGTGAACTACCTGCGTCCCGCTGCTGCCGTGGCTTGGGAAGATATCAATGAGTTCATTGATTTTGCTTCTCAGGTTGGTGGCACCGATAGCTGATCTATATTGATTAGCTGAGTTGAGGTTGGTATTGTATTGGTAGTTGTCATTTCTCTTGAATGCTCTACCAATACAAACCAACTGGTCAACTCGTTGAAATGATTTCTCACCACGGTGATGGGATCATGATGTGTATTGATGCACAGGATGAAGTTCTGTACATCGAACGCGATGATCTGGTTCCGCACATTGGTGCTACCAATGAGAAGGATCGGACGGAAGAACGCCTGACTGAGCAGCTTAAAGAAGAAGGCGTTAATCCTCCTATTCCTACCAAAAAAGAAACTTTCCCACTGGATACTCGCATTAATCTCAATACTGCGAGTGCCCGGCAGATTGCCGACCATTTACCTGGAGTAGGATTGAAAACAGCACGGGATATTAAGGATTTACAAACCTCAATGCCCGGCGAAAAGTTCGTCCGTTTAGATCAACTTAAAGCTATTAAGCGTGTTGATTGGGATGAAATTATCAAAGAAAATCTTATTCGAGTTGAATAATGCAACTTGATAACTTCCTCAAGTCAAAGATTCGTTGGCACCTGGGATACAACACAACATCAATTCCTGCTGGTGATCTTTCACGACTTGAGGAAGCTTTGAACAATGTACCGGATTCTTTCTGGTACACGAAATTAGTCGAACAAGTCGGTCGGTGCGATGAGGCGGAGAAGCGCACTGACATGACAGGTAGTGTGAATAATAATTCAGTTCCTCGTAACCGGTTAGAAAACATCGCTGGTGATGTTGACCGTACTATCACAACGACTGATTTCAAAGAAACACTTAAAACCTGGACAGAGATTTATCTTTATGAAACTGATCGATTAGCTCTGCATTTATACGTGGCTAACTATAGGAATCCTATGCAAGCCCGTTATCGCTTCGAGCGTGAAGGCGCCGAATTTATCCAAGCTTTACCCGGCCCCGCAGACGTGGCAATCGGTACCCGCTTCTACTTCGAGTACAACCACCGGTAAACCCATGTCGGATCTGCGCCAGCGCTACGAAGCATTGCTTCAACGTCCTGAAGTACGCTCTCTTCTTAATACTATTCGGTATGCAGAGGGTACTCCCGGTGATGCTGGCTATCAAACTATGTTTGGTGGCAGCAAATTTGACACAACCAAAGGATGGCAACATCCCAACAAAGCTATTTCAAGTGGTGGTTACACTAGTACTGCTGCTGGAGCCTATCAATTTCTACAGCCTACATGGCAGGGCACAGCAAAAGCACTTGGTTTAACTCAGTTTGATCCGAAATCCCAAGACCTTGCTGCTCTTTATTTGATTGATAAAAAGCGAGGCGCATTAGAACCCTTCCTAAAAGGAGAAAAATTTGGAACTGTTATTAACAAGCTTGCTCCAGAGTGGGCTGCATTGCCAACATCTAGTGGAGGAAGCTACTACGGGCAGCCTTCTAAAAAACTCGGTGACTTGTATCAATACTATGAACAGCAGAAACAAAAAACCGGGACAAGAAGTATTGCTAGCCAGCAGCCTCAACAACCTCAGCAACAACTGCAACAAGCAGGGATGCCAAACATTAACATCATTGTTACCGATGGAGCTAAGACTTCCAGCAGTGCAGCAAGTGATCCTTTAAGTTTCCTATTAGAATATCAAAAGAACAGGCGTTCTTCCATTCCATCTCCAATGGAAATGGCAAAAGCAATGACAACAACTGAGCCTGTTAATTACTTCGGCTAATCATGGCAGGCCTTATCCATACTGGTTATATTGCAAAACCTGGAGAGGACATCTTTCCAACAACTGGACCTCACCTTGATGTTCGTGTTAAAAAAGGTGGGCAATATATTGATCCCAGTACATGGCGTAGTGGCTTGCAAAACCTGGTTATTGGGGAGGGAAAAACTCCCCTTTATCAGCAAACTCAAGATGGGTTCAAACCATCCTTTCCCATTACTTCTGGTTTTGGCCCACGTTCCGCGCCAACTGCTGGAGCTTCAACATTTCATCGAGGGATTGATTTTGGCATCCCTGGCGGCACACCATTGTACTGGAAAGGTGCAGGTGCTTTTAAACCTGGCAAAGGTTTAGGAACTATTCAAACACCCGAGGGTTATGAGATTGAACTTCTTCATACCAAGGGTGGACAACAAGCATCTTTAGGTAATCAACAATCTCCACAGGTGCAGCCAACGCAACAGCCTCCTGGAGTTGATTCTCCACAATCCATTAACATTGTTATTCAGACTGGCAAGAAAGAAGAAGAAGAACAAACACCTGAACAGTATTTAAAAAATTACATTGCCAAGATGAGCCAGTCTTCAAGCTCTGTACTTCCTGTTAACAGTCTGGTTAAGATGATGCAGAGCCAGCCAACTACCAATTACTTTGCATGAGATTCGCAAACGTTCCTGGTTATAGCTCTGCTTATCCTGTTAATTACAGCAACATGTACCAGGATTACAGCATGACCACGGCTGGTTTTGCTGATCCTTTTCAACCCCAGATGAAAGAGCAGCACAGTCCTTGCTCCTATGTTGTTGGTTATAACGGAAGCAATGATCCACGCTATCAACTAAACAATCCTGCTTACATGCGTGAGGTAGATCGCTCTGCAAGTGATGCAGTGCCTCCTGTTATTCTTAATAAAAGACCCATTCAAAATCAATTCTGATGGCGTATACCAAACCAGAAATGCGTGAGCGCATTAAAGATCGGATTATGGCCGGATCTAAAGGAGGTAAGCCGGGTCAATGGAGTGCTAGGAAGGCGCAGCTGTTAGCACAGGAATACAAGAAGAAAGGTGGTGGTTACTCTGGCGAGAAAACAGAAGGACAAAAATCCTTAAAGCGTTGGGGTGAGCAGAAGTGGATGACCAAAGATGAGTATGAAAAGAAAAAAGGATGATGGAAGAGTACAAAGCAAAAGCACTGCTTGGTAAAACTGCAACTGCTGTAGGGCAGTCATGTCCTCGTGCAACAACTGATATTAAAGAAAATATCAAAAATAGAAACTGGACCATTGACAACTTTGGTTATGGTCCGCTGAATCCTGATGAACCTGATCCTGGGTTCTGGGAAAAGAAAGCAGACATGTGGAACAGTGATGTTGATACTGTAATGTCCTCACGCTGTGGCAACTGTGCTGCTTTTGATCAATCTGGATTGGTGTTGGACTGCATTATTGAAGGCATCAATGAAAACGGTGCTGCAGATCCTTATGAAGTTTTAGATCGTGCCAACTTAGGTTACTGTCAGTTGTTTAAGTTCAAGTGTGCAGCAGCACGTACTTGCGATGCTTGGCTCTATGGAGGTTCTATTCAAGATGGCTGATCGCGCTATTGAACCTGGTAAGAAAAGTACAGAGCGTTACTTACCTCAAGCTGCTTGGGCAAAGCTCTCTCCAGAAGAGCGCAAACAAACTGACCAAAAGAAACAACGGGAATCCCGTAGCGGCAAACAGTTTGTGAAGAACACACCTGCTGCCAAGAAAGCACGGCGTGCTGTTGAACTTGCAACCAAACACAAAGGACAATGATTGATCCACTCCAGGGGCGTGAGGTACCTGTTCAAGGTCGAGGTCTTGGCACGCGTACAGGAGACTA